AGGCGATAGAGCGACTAGAAGTTGCAGAAGATAAACTTGATGATTCCGATGCTGAGATCTTTGCTGACGCTGTGTCTGGTACTTTCCCCCCATTCTTCAAAGAACAGTGTTTCCTACTGTCACAGATACCTGCTTTTGCACATTACAAAGTTGGCATACTAGATAAGACAAACTTGGCAAAGAGGATGCCATATACATCGTTGCCGGGCTCTGACTGGGTGAGGGCAGAACATAACGCATGTCTACAGGTTGAAGGTGATCCGTTTGCGTTCATGAACCACTTAACTCAATTTCCGGGTTACGGAGATCTACTGAATATCAAAACAAGCGAGATTTCAAACCTACAGCCGATGATTAGGTTATATAAGATAAAAGCATATGCCGATGGAACAGAGGAGGAGTTTGAAATACCATTCGACTCTTATTTTACAAAGAGAGATCTAGCTTTATTTAAGGATCGCACTAAGCGTGGCGCTGGCGTCGGTATACAAGATTTTACTTTTTCTTATGAGGCGGATAACCCATTTGCCCTCAAGAAGAGCATAAAGGCTTCTTTATCTATTTTTGCAAATGACTTTGATGAGTTGCTAACTGAAAGGCAAACAGGCCGTAATCACACTTTCAAATATGTTGATTTGGCTCTTAAGACAGGTCGTTCGTCAGCTTCAAAAGCATCTGCCACTAAAGCACAAAATAATGAAGAATTGTCAAACAATTTAGATAAACTTGACTTCCGCCTTAAGGCAGTAGTTGGCTGGGCAAGCAAAGCCAAGGACACTTCTTATTCTGGATCCGGTAGGAGCATCATAAGAAGCGAAGTAAAAGACGCTATATATAATTCGTATGTTACGTTAAATTTAACCCCAACTGTTCATGACTTTGACATTGATGAAAACGGAAGAGTCGTATTTAAGATTCAATATCTAGCTTATGTTGAAGACTTTTTTGATCAGCCGTCATTTAATATATTTTCAAGTACTGAGCCAGAGAAGCGCCGCCTGGTTCGAAAAATCAAAACAAAAGTGTTTTCCGAGAAATGCGAATCAGAGCACCGCCAAGAATTAAAGAAGTCATCTGCTTCGGAAATAGATGATGACAAGAAAATAAGCCTTGCCTCCATCGTGACAGATTTATCCTCTAATGGTAAAATAAGATTTGTTGATATCACCGATAAACAGGTACGAGAAATGCTACGTCAAGGTCCGTTTTATAAAATGGAAGATGCATTGACATCAAGTGATTTCTCATCTCCCGCACCTACGGACACGGAAGATCTAGCTAATTCAATGAGTCAAGCTATAATTGAGAATGACTTAGGCGACAATGAAAAGAGACTAGAAAGCTTTAAGTCTATAGCCACAGAAGACACAGACGACATACAAACAGTTCCGTTCTTCTATGTTAGCGATCTAATCGATGTCATATTGCAAAATATAGGCACCACATATGGCAAAGATCATATGGCCAACTTTATCTCTAATTTGTCAAAGGATCCGGGTGAAATTCTAAAAACACCTACTGGTCAGATTATCCATGGAGCAGCAGTTGATGCCATTTTAGAAGAAGAAGCCGAGAATGTCCGAAAAATGGAGACACAATTTAAAAAACTGCGTGTCCTGTTGGGCCCACTAGAGATTAAAGACCAATCAGATATAAATAAAACTATCTTGATTTCTATGGGGGACTTGCCTATTTCGATAAAATATTTCACTGAGTGGATGTCTCGCAAAATGGCCAAACGAGGTGAATCTTATTACCCATTGCCCAAATTTTTGAATGATTTCTTTAATAATCTTATTAGCGAATTTCTGAATGAGGAAGAATGTTTTGGCAGTCAAGCAAAGCAAAGAACAAGAGTTAGCCAAGCTTCCTTGACTTCGTACAAAAATAGATCGACTGGCGTAGATGAAATAACTGACCTTACATTGGGTCCAGGCCCATGGCCCATAGACTGGAAGAATCGACTTACACTAGGTGATGTAATGAGTAGTCGACCATTGCTAAGAAATATCTCTGGCAGAGTAAACAGCCCTGCTTCGTCGGGTGCTGTCGGTGAAGAGATCAACTATTTAGCTTATTATGCTGGCCGCTCCCAGCCATCAGAGAAAATGAATGGTAATATTGTTAGAGATCACTCACGAGGCATATTTCATTATTCTGTGGGAAAGGATAGAGGAATAGTAAAAGCAATCAATTTAAAGAGGACTGACTCAACTGGTCTCAAAGAGCTGAGATTCGAACAAGATGGTTATGATGGCCTTAGTCAGTTAAGAGAGGTCTATGATATTGATATAAAGACTTTCACTAATGTCAATGCATATCCTGGGGTATACATATATGTAGATCCAGCCGGCTTTTCTCCGTCTGTCAGATCAAGGGCAGATTTGACACAAATAGGCATTGGTGGCTACCACATGATAGTGCGATCAGAGCACAGTTTTGGTCCTGGAAGAGCAGAGACATCAATATCGGCCAAATGGGTTGCTAGCATAACGCCCAAAGTGCACACTGAATTGGACAATGTTTCGGAAAAGGATACAACTAATGCCCCCTCTTGGTGCAGCATACAGAATTCAAAAGAAGTAGTGAGTAAAAGTTGATGGCCAAATACAAAAAGAATAATGCCGAAAAGACAATCAAATTATTTGATGAAAGAGTGATATACAACGATACGCTACAGAGCCATAGAGAAAAATACTCAACTCTGACTGATTTTAACTTTGGCGAAAAACTGCTATATGGTCGTGTAGATAGATTCAATGTGCCACTGGAAATAGTCAACAAACGAAGGCTCAAGTCGATTAAATCAGTTTCTGGAAATCGAGATATTCGTGTGTTGAATTTTGTGGCCGATGCTTTTTCAGATTTAGTTAGACAATTCGATAAAAAATCTTTGTCTGGCGAAATAGGCACCCAAGATCCATTCTTGACATCACTACGGGCATTTAAAGGCTATCAGGACATCAACAAAGAATACAGCAGTTACCACAATTTGCATGTCGACATATTATCGAAAGAGATAAAAAGAAGAAACCCTCAAATAATGAACTTTACAGAATTCACGACCGCACTGATTCCCGTTTTTACGCGCTCGTTAGAATCAGTGCCTTTGACCAAGATATCTTATATTAAAAGTCGTAGATGCCCAATGAATGTATCCGGCTTAGTCATTGATATAGCCAATCTCAAATCCACTGACGACAGTGAAAAGATTAATAAGTTTATCAATAGCCCCAATTGGGAGTTTTATTTAAATGCTTGCACCACATATGGATTTATGGTAGACAAATCTCATCCTTGGCGATTGGTCGCCGACATAGGCTCCAAGCAGATGCAACAGTATGCAGCCAAATACGACCAGTCAGAAACAGATCTTGTTCTGTGGTCGTCTTATAATTCTTCTTATTTAAGTTCATTTAACAAGTTTGTTATCAGTATTCGAGACATATATCACAACTCTATCAAAAAAACTGTCACATTTACTTCTGAATGTGCTGGCAAAGTTGTCACACATTACAAAAAACCATTGACTTATACATCGGAGAGCTTGAATAAACATTTTTCTGAACGGAATATGTTAGAATTATATTGTAAGTTGCGACTTATTGAAGAAGAAGGAACAATGCCGAAAGAAGATAAAATAAAACTATTGTCTGACACTCTTCAATTGTATGACAATAAGGGAATAAAAGCTTCTTTGTTTGTGTTTGAAAGAATAGCCAACAAACCATTTGACAAATCGGGTTCGTTGAGTTATATTGTAAGGAGAATAAACGCACGTTCGGAGGAACCTTGATATTTCAAACACTAGACGACAAATCAGATTGCGTTGGAATTTATGTTGATGGACAATTGCACTTTGACCACATACCAGCCAATTTAACGAAAACATGGAGATATACTCCGTCGATAACGGATTCAAGTGTTGAATATGCTTGGCTTTATGTTAACGGAAAGACACTAGAGGACGCTTGCTCACAAGAACAAAAGGAAGATGTCAGTCGCATCCAACGTACATTTAGGGCATATCTTAAATCTTTTCAGCTTGGCCGTATCAACTTGCGAGAACATTGTTTTTATGATCTTGTGCCTCATGACTTCTTAACAGAGTTCTGCGAGATTAAAAATAAAGTCACACAACACGTTTTTGACAACTACGAGCGCCCCGCCAACTACGATCATTTAGCATCAATAGAGAGATTACTCTATAAGATAAAATACCAGAATCTAAATTTCGATAGCTCTAAAGCCCGCAACCTATTTGTTGGCTATAACACTCGCACAAAAGCTCGTGAGTTTATGAATGGCCCCAAACACATTGACTATAATCTATTTGGAACTGTCACCGGTAGGCTAACTACAAAAACTGGCTCTTGTCCGATTCTAACAATGAAGAAAGACTTTCGTGCTTTAATTCGCCCCCACAATAGATGGTTCTTATCTCTAGATTACAATGGAGCAGAGGCACGCACTGTGCTTGGCTTACTGGGCGTTGACCAGCCAGAAAAAGATATCCACGAGTGGAATATGGAAAACATTTTTAGAGACCGTAAGATTGACCGTGAGGCCGCTAAAGTAAAGTTTTTTGCGTGGCTCTATGACTATAATTCTGATTCGACCGCCGCAGGTGTTTATGACCGTGAGAAATTACTTGACAAGTGGTACAAAGATGGTTATATTAGCACTCCAATGAACAGACACATTAAAATAGATGAGCGTAGGTCATTTAATTATCTAATTCAGAGTACAACTTCTGATTTGGTATTAGGGCGTGCTGTTGCAATAGACGAGCTACTAGCGAACAAGAAAAGTTTTATTTCCCACATTGTTCATGACGAGATAGTTGTTGATTTAGCTGAAGAGGATCGTTATCTTGTTCCCGAAATACAAGAGGCATTTTCTGTCAATAAACTTGGATCATTTAAAGTTAATCTAAATATTGGAGAGAACTATTTAGACTTCACGAGGTTGGATATATGATTTCAATAGTCGGAATAGGCAACGGTGCCTCAGCGATTGCTGAAAAGTTCAACTCAACGAGCAACTACGATGTATATCAAATGAGCAGTTCTGTAGCTCGGTCGTCGAAGAGGAAATATAAACTAAAAACATATGCAAACCCAGAGGACTATGAAAAGAACATCCCCGACCTCACTAAGTTTTTTACCGACATTAACGATCACGTACAAGTGTTCGTTGTTGGCTCCTCGTTTAGTTCGAACTATGTTTTGGGAATACTTGAGCAGATTAAAAATAAAAAAATAGAAGTATTCTACATTAAACCAGACACAGAACTTTTAACAGGAATGCCGAGACTAGTAGAGCAAGCAGTCTTTGGTGTATTACAGGAGTACGCAAGATCTGGCCTTTTGTCATCTGTGACTCTTATTTCCAATTTAAAAGTTGAAGAGGTTGTTGGACAAGTGCCCATTAAAACATATTTTGATACGATCAATAATTCAATTTTTTCGACTGTTCATTATTACAACTATTTCACTCATGCTGATCCAGAGATAGGTGTTATATCGAAGCCCAACGACATTAACAGAATAAGAACAATTGGAATATTAAATCCAAAAACTTTAGAAGAAAAATGGCTATTTGACCTTGACAACTCGCGAGATATGTGTTATTATATATGTATCAGAGATGAGGCTCTTGAGACTGATGGTGGACTCCACCGAAGGCTAGTAGATATTTTGAAGAATAAACCAAAAAATGCCTTTAAGCACATTTCGTATGCCATTTATGGCACCGAACACAAACAAGACTTTGGCTTTGTCGTGGCTAATACAAATGCGACACAAAAACAAAAAAACCACTTGACAAGCTCGTTGAATGGTGATACATTAGAGGGGTAAGGAAAGCTTACACCCGAACTCAAGCATAACAAAAAAAGGAGACTGCATAATGAGTATTGATATGAAACTGATGAGAGAGAAACTAGCTTCACTACGAGGTGAAGGAGCGAAGAAAGACCACGGTCCATTCTTCAAGCCAGACGAGGGCGAAACAACCATTCGTATCGTCCCAACTAAAGACGGCGACCCGCTTAAGGAAATGTTCTTCCATTACAATGTCGGTCAACATAGAGGCGGGATTGTGTGCCCGAAACGCAACTTTGGTGAAGCCTGTCCGATTTGCGAGTTTGCTTCCGCACTATGGCGCGAAGGAACAGACAAAAACGACACAGAAACGAAGAATCTCGCAAAGAGCCTATTTGTTCGAACCAGATACTTCTCCCCAGTCCTTGTCCGAGGCCGAGAAGAAGAAGGAATTAAAATTTATGGTTACGGAAAACAAGCATACGAACTGTTGCTTGGTTATATCCTTGACCCAGAGTATGGCGACATTACTGACGCCAAAGAGGGCACTGACATCGCCCTAACATACACCAAGCCGAATAAGCCTGGTGCATTCCCTCAGACAAGTCTGAAAATGCGACGAAATACATCACTCTTGCTCGAAGACGATGAAGCGATCCCTTCCCTCCTAGATCGTATGCCCGACTTCGACTCGCTATTCGAGCGACAGACCAAAGAGCAGATTGATGCGATACTTGATGAGCAACTTGCTGGAAATGGTTCTGCCGAAAGTCGAAGTACGGAAACCACCAAGTATGCCGCTACCAATTCTGGTGGCAACGAAGTAGACCGAGCCTTCAACGAGTTAATGGCCGGCGCATAGTTCATTCTTGAACGCGACCGATAGCAGACCGGTCATGAAAATAGTCTGCTCCGTTTATACACTTGGGAGGCTGCGTAGCCCCCACCCGCAGGAAGGCATGGGGTTACAGATGCCTTGCTATTCTATATGTAAAGGAGGACATTATGAAAACATTGATGATTACAGTACTTACTGTGGCGCTATCTGGCTGTAACGGCTGTAGCGATGCTAAAGATGACACAGCAGTAGTAGATACAAGCAACCCTACCGCAGAGTAGTTTGCAACCGCAGGAAGGCACGGGTCTACAGGTGCCTTATTTTTTATTATAAGAAGGGTGGATAAATGAAACCATTATTTATGTGGGCAGGTGGAAAGACCAAAATGCTCAAGAAGTACAAAGAACATCTCCCCGACTCATTTGAACACTATATTGAGCCGTTTTTTGGCGCAGGAGCCATGTTTGTGTGGGCATATAAGCAGAACCCAGAGGCAACTTTTGTTTTAAATGATATCAATGAATCGATCATGAATATATATCGAGCCATACAACAGAACCCAGAAGAGTTTATGGAAGTAATGGATAACTATCAATCCGAATTTCTACCTCTAGATAAACCAGAACGAAAAAAGTATTATTATAACCTTAGAGATCAACATGCATACCACTATGCTGAATGGTCTGCAATCAAAGAATCTGCAACCTTATATTTCTTGATGAAGACAGGCTTTAATGGCATCTGGCAGATCAACAATAACACAAATGGCAGATTCGGTACTCCCTCTGGGCTATTGAATCAAAAGGACAAAGTTTATGACAAGGACAACGTATTGGAATGGCACACGGCATTAAAACGGTGCAAGCTTATGTCGGGTGATTTTGCCGACACTTTGGGCGAAGTTAAATCAAACACTTATGCTTTCCTTGATCCACCTTATCGCGGCTCTTTCACGAAGTATGGCGTCGACTTTGATGACGAAATCCAAGAAAAAGTTATATCTTTCTTAAATGACTTGACTTCAAGGGGAGCACATGCTATGATGAGTAATAGAGACGTAGGAGACAACTTCTTTGAGGAAAGAGTGGGAAAGAATGATATGGTATATTTTGATGTAACTTATACAGCAGGAAGGCGAAAGAAGACTACTGATGGCTTTGAGGCCAAGAAAGCAAGAGAGATTTTAATGATAGGGAAGATTCAATGAGTAAGAAAAAAGAAACTAAAGCCGGTCGGGTGTCAATGAAAGACCTAATGAAACTTGTCAATAAGAAGGCAGGTAGAGATGTTGCCCACGATCTATCGGGCAACAACCCCACAGAAGTCAAGGAATGGATCCCGACCGGCAGCCGATGGCTAGATTCTATTATTTGCAAGGGTAAGATGTCCGGTATTCCAGTTGGGAAGGTCAGTGAGTTGGCAGGGCTTACATCTACCGGTAAAAGTTACATGGCTGCCCAAATCGCCGCCAACGCCCAAAAAATGAATAAAATCGTTGTTTATTTTGATTCTGAGTCGGCCATCGATCCAGACTTTTTAGAACGTTCTGGCTGCGACTTGTCGCGCCTGATGTACATTCAAGCATCGTCAGTTGAGTTTGTCCTAGAGACAATAGAAGACTTACTAGGTGCATCAGAGGAACAGATGGTTTTCATTTGGGATTCGTTGGCATTCACGCCGTCAATCTCAGATGTGGAAGGTGACTTCAATCCTCAATCTTCTGTCGCAGTAAAAGCTCGTATTCTTGCCAAAGGAATGTCAAAACTTATCATACCACTTGCCGACAGACAAGCAACTCTGCTTATATTAAACCAGTTGAAAACAAACATTCCACAGGGGCCGATGGCGCGACAGATTGTAATGACGACTCCGTATGTCACTCCCGGTGGCAAGGCTTTGCATTATTCATACTCATTGCGCATATGGCTTACAGGTCGTAAATCAAAGGCTGCCTTTGTTCAAGATGAGAATGGATTTCGAATAGGCTCAGAAGTAAAATGTAAGATTGAGAAATCACGCTTTGGGACACAAGGTCGAAATTGCTTTTTCAAAATTCTCTGGGGAACAGACAATATCGGCATCCAAAATGACGAAAGCCTATTTGAAGCAATAAAGGGCTCTAAGAGGGTGTGCAGTAGGGGAAGCTGGTATCATATCGACGAGGACACCGACAAACACATTAAATTCCAACCAGGAACTTGGATGAAGCAAATGGCTAAGCCAGAGTTCAAGGCATTAATACACGAGATTGTAGAAGAACATATCGTCCAAAAGTTCGACAAGCGAGAAGGCAAAGCAGCCGACTTTTATGAAGATCCTACCGACAAAGACGATAAGTAGAGACTATTTATGTCCGAGAGGATAAAAAATGAAACATTTGTTTGAGAATTGGAACAGTTACCTCCAAGAAGAAGAATCTGATGAAATGATCTTGTATCATATATCATCATCGCCAGACATTACCGAATTAGATCCAGAAATAGCCGCCAAGAATTTAAAGAACTACACGAAAGCAGAGTACCGAGCCTGGGATCGTCCAAGAGTTTTTTATTTTACACAGATGTCGCAAGAAGATGCAGGTGTCGGCAAGATACAAGGAGAGCATGCTTACGAAGTAAAAATAAAGAGTTCCGAGCTGTACCCAATCTACGAAGATCCTCTAAAGCTATCCTTCCCGGACAGCAAAAAAGAGTACTTGGAGATAAGAGAGAAAGAAACAAAGAAGCCCAAATATTATCCTGTAAATACATTTGAAATGGTGGCCACCATGGCTTCACGAAAGCATGGAATGAAAGGGTTTATCTATCCGCAGGACAAAGATCCAGACACTACGATAGTGGCTCTGTGGGAGAAAGTCCCTGCCACTAAGTTAGCTGATGATTTTTACGGAGACCAAGAATGAAGAAAATAATTGAAAACTGGAAGAAATCAAATATCAGAGAATCCGGCCTGAGCAGAATACACCAACACATTTCAGAACACGAGTCTGCAATTATCACAGGACACCGCAATTCGCCGCGTTCACGTCACCAATGTGTGCTTGATGTTCCATCAATAGGGACAGAAAAGGATGAAGATGCGGATGTCAATTTTGAAAGGAATAGAGCTCTGCGAGCTATTTTGCTGAAAAAGGGATTTGGTGTAACTACAATAGATGGCTCTTATATTGAGAATTTTAATTCAAAAGATAAAAAGAAGCACCCATCTATAGAAGTTGCTGAAGAGAGCTTCTTTGTTGTAAATTATACAGATGATCCAAAATTTGCTGACACTTTAGGATCGTTATCGGCAATGTTTTGTCAAGATTCGGTGCTGATTATTCCACGTGGAGGGAGAGAAGCTTATTTGCTAGGAACCAATGAAGCTTGGCCTGGCTTGGGCAGAAAAGAGCCTGTTGGCGATTTTACTGGCGGAGAAGAGGCAGAATTTATGAGTCGTGTTAAGCGTCGCCCATTTGTTTTTAAAGAGGTATCTGAACATCTGGAGACTTATAAGGGCTTATCTCGAAATTCTAGATGGGCAGTTGCAAAGATTGCCGAAAAGGCCATAAAAGAACACTTGACAAACAACAAAAAATAGATTATAATAATAGAGTAACCATAGGAGATTAAATGGACACTTTAATAGGGCAAAAGGTTTGGACCACGTATGGTGATCTGAGCCTTTTATTTGGAACGGTGAGAGAAGAAAAAACAGAGGGCGGCTGGAAATATGTCAAGGTCGATTGGATCAATGACGAAACACGCCAAAAATACAACAACTGGAAAGCCGATCTTCGTAATGAAGGCTTGAATCCAGAATACGATTGGTTTAAGTGGAGCTCAATCCGCAAATTAGACGTCGACTCCATGATCTCAGACTTACAGAAGGTCTAATGGAAAAACAACGAGTACTAATCATCGATGGCCTGAACGCATATTTACGAGCTTATATAGTTGATCCTAGTTTGTCTCTTAATGGAAGCCCAATTGGCGGCCTCAAGGGCTTTACGAAGATCTTACAGAAACTTGTTCGTGTCACTAAGCCCAGTCAGATCATAGTCGTATGGGATGGCCCCAATGGCTCTAGGAAGCGCCGTACTATGGACAAAAAATATAAAGCGGGTCGTAAGCCAGTTCGATTAAATAGATCGATACGGAACCTTACAGAGAACGAAGAGCTACAAAACAAAATGTGGCAACACGCTCGTATTGTTGAATATCTTAATTCGATGCCGGTGATTCAATTTATGGTGCCAGATATCGAAGCAGATGATGTAATTGCCTATTTGACTCAAATGTCATATTACAAAGGCTGGCAGAAGATTGTCGTCTCTAATGACAAGGATTTCATGCAGCTTTGTGATGACGAAACTGTCTTATGGAGGCCAACAAAAGATGAGTTCTTAAATTCTGGCAGAGTTGTGGAAGAAACTGGAGTTCACCCAACAAACATGGCGTTAGCTAGGGCAATTATTGGTGACAAGTCAGACAACCTTAAAGGCGTCAGGGGCGTAGGATTCGGAACAATAAAGAAGAGATTTCCATATCTTGCAGAAGCCAAGGACTACACGCTAGATGATATTGTTCAAACTTGCGAGGAGTCAGAAAATAAATTAAAAGTCTTATCTCGCATAATTGAAGAACAAGATACAATACGCCACAATTATAAACTAATGCAATTGTATGCTCCTCAGCTTTCAATACAATCAAAACAACATGTTGAGTATACCGTGAATAATTTTGAGTGTGAGTTTAATAGAACAGAGATCATTAAGATGATGAATATCGATGGCTTTGGGGAGCTAAATTGGGAAACACTGAGGACACATTTGGCTCTTATTAGTCGAGAGTGTTCAGAGAAGCGAAAAAGAGTGACTTAGTGCTTGACTTTGGTAGTGAGCGTGTTATAATATAAGCTACAATAGACAAGTGAGGAAAGATGTCACCAGCAAACATAAACTTCGGCAAATATGGCAAATCGTTTCAAGAGGGATTAGTTCAATTAATCTTTGAAGATCGTCCTTTTGCCGATCAAATAACCGAGGTATTAGATCTCGACTTCTTAGAGCTTGAGTACTTAAGGCTGTTTGCAGCCAAGGTGATCAACTTTCGAAGTAAATACGACAAGCATCCATCAATGGAAGCAATGATCTCGATACTCCGTACAGAATTAGAAGAAGAAGATGAGACAGTCAAGCAACAGGTTTTAGATTATTTTAGTCGCATACACAACAGAGAACCAACTGATGTAGAGTATATCAAAGAGTCGTCGCTAGAATTTTGCAGAAAGCAGAATTTGAAAGAGGCGATGCTGAAGTCGGTAGGACTGCTACAGACTTGTTCCTTTGATGAGATTTCGAACACAATCAATAATGCTATTAAATTAGGCTCAGATAATAATTTTGGTTATGATTACCTAGCCGACTTTGAAGCTAGGTTTGTTCCAAAATTCAGAAAGCCAGTGACAACAGGGTGGAAAGAAGTAGATGGCATTACTGGTGGTGGACTTGGGGTGAGTGAGATGGGGGTTGTCATAGCTCCCACGGGTGCTGGTAAGAGCATGGTGCTGGTCCACTTGGGAGCACAGGCACTAAAAGAAGAAAAGGTTGTTGTTCACTATACAATGGAACTACAAGAGACAGTGATAGCAAGCCGCTACGATAGCTGTATCACTGGCTTCCCTTTGTCAAGCTTAACTTCTTTCAAGGACGAAATATATGAAAAAGTAAAGGGCATCAATGGCAAATTGATCATTAAGGAGTATCCAACCAAATCAGCTACAACACAGACGATCAGAGCACACCTATCTCGGCTTGTAAAGCGTGGAATTAATCCAGGAATGATAATTGTTGACTATGCCGATCTTTTGCGCCCAGTTGTAGTGAGAAAAGAAAAGAGAAATGAATTGGAGTCTATTTATGAAGAGTTGCGAGGAATCTCAACAGAATTCAAGTGTCCAGTTTGGACAGCTTCTCAAACCAACAGATCGGGCCTTAACGCCGAAGTAATCACAATGGAGCAAATATCTGAAGCGTTCAATAAGTGCTTTGTGGCTGACTTTATTCTCTCTATCTCAAGAACCATTGAGGACAAACAGAATAACCAAGGCAAGATGTTTATAGCAAAGAATAGGAACGGCCCAGATGGGATAATTTATGATATTTTTATGGATACATCGAATGTGTGTATTAAAGTTATGCCCCGTGCTCAGGGGGCCATTAGCGGCGTTTCAGGGGGTATGCCTGCCCTCGGGGCGAAACAGCAACAAGAATTGTTGAGACAAAAATACACAAAATTGAGAAAGAAGTAGAAGGGTGTCATAACACTGTTTCGCTAGCGAGAATTCGGTTTTTGATCTTTTCATTTTTGAGTGTCTATTTACACAGGAGAAAGAGATGAAATCTAAAGCTTGCTCAAAATGCAAAACAGAGAAAGCCGCAGATGAATTTACAATCTGCCGTTCAGTAAAGTCGGGATTATCAAGCAGCTGTAAAGGGTGTCAACGCGAGTGGAGAATGGAAAACAAAGAGAGGCTTCAGATCGAGGCCAAAAGATACTACATTGAGAACAAAGAGAAGATCTCCAAACGGGTTGCTGTTTGGCAGAGTGAGAATCGAGAGAAATTCCTCCGTGATAAAGACACTTGGAGAACCAAGAACAAAGAGAAGATTGCAAAACAGAAAAAAGAATATTACAAGAAGAACAGAGAGAGTATTAGGGCTCGTGCAGCGGAATACGAAAAACGCACCGCCGAAAAAACAAGAGACCGCAAAAGAAGATACAGGGAGGAGAATTTGGATTTATGCCGTCAAAGAGATAGAAGAGATGCCGCCATTCGGCGTACCAACCCAAGTTACAAGCTGCACAACAACATCTCCAGGCGAATTCGGGCGACAATAGGCGATGCCAAGGCTGGCCAAAGTGTTTTCGAGCATCTTCCATACACTCCACAGATACTCAAAGATCATATAGAATCACAATTTGAAGACTGGATGAAGTGGGAGAATTATGGAGTAATCTCCAAGGAGAGAAGAACTTGGCATATTGATCACATTTACCCCCACTCCATGCTAGCTTACGACAGTATGCAGCACCCCAACTTTCAGAAGTGCTGGGCGCTGGAGAACTTGCGCCCTTTATGTGCGCTTGAAAATGTTAAAAAAAGCAACAAGATTATCAAGAAAGGAAATAAGAAATGAGAACAGAAGAGAACATACGCAGGTTTCGTCTATCGGAGACGTTCCTAGAACCATATACATCCGCCGAAGTCCCCTGGGGCCCGCTAGGGTATGTGACATTTAAGCGCACATATGCTCGACGCCTAAATGAATTTGAGCCCAACGCAACAGGCACAGAAGAATGGTGGCAAACTTGTCGCCGTGTTATCGAAGGAATGTTTAACATTCAAAAGAAACATGTTGTTAGGCTTGGCCTTGAGTGGAATGATTCAAAAGCACAGCGAACAGCGAAAGATGCGTATGATAGACTTTTTAATCTCAAGTGGACACCACCTGGGCGCGGACTATGGATGACCGGCACAAAGTTTGCCGAAGAGCGAACAGGTGCAGCCCTGTTCAATTGCGGCTTTAGAACTACAGCCGATTTAGCCACAAAGGGTGGATACCTTTACGCTTGGATTATGGATGCCTTGATGCTAGGAGTTGGTGTCGGGTTTGATACACTTGGAGCTGGCACAGTCGTAATCAAGGAACCAATGTATACAGGCGATACACTTATTATTGAAGACTCGCGTGAAGGCTGGGTTAATTCTGTCCGTCAATTATTGGATGGGTTCTTGTTGGGCTCACAAGTGCCAAAGTTTGACTATTCCGCCATTAGAGCAAAAGGCGCTTTGATTTTGGGCTTTGGTGGAACTTCGAGTGGCCACGGTCCCTTAAAAGAACTCCATGAAGATCTAATTGGGCTTTTAACTCCCAATATAGGCGAACCTATTACGTCTGTGGATATCGTAGATATTGAAAATATGATAGGTCGTTGTGTAGTAGCTGGTAATGTTAGACGGTCTGCTGCCCTTGCTATTGGCTCCTACGACGACAAGCACTACTTGGAGATGAAAAATGATCAAGAAAAACTCTATCACCACCGATGGGGCTCAAATAACTCATTTAGTGCTGTTGAGGGAATGGACTACTCTTGGCATGCGAAACAAACTCAGACTAACGGTGAACCAGGCTATATCTGGCTAGAAAACGCTAGAGCATATGGTAGAATGAAAGATGCTCCAGATTATAAAGATAAAGAAGTGGTTGGGTTCAATCCATGCGTAGAGCAAAGTCTCCATAATGCTGAATTATGCTGCCTAACGGAGACATTCCCCGCAAAGCATGAAAACTACGATGATTATTTAAAGACGCTCAAGTGTGCATATATGTATGCAAAAACAATAACATTGACCAACACACATTGGCCAGAAACTAATGCAATGATGTTGAAGAACAGAAGAATTGGACTCTCACAATCGGGCATTATTCAAGCTTTTAATAAGTTCGGCAAACGCACAATGTTTCAGTGGTGCGATGATGCCTATAAGCGAATAAACGAACTTGATGAAGAATATTCAAATTGGCTCTGTGTCCCAAGGTCGATCAAAATGACTTCAATAAAGCCCAGTGGCACCGTCAGCCTCCTAAATGGCTCAACCCCAGGGATCCACTACCCAGAGAGTGAATATTATATTCGTCGTATCAGATTCTCACAAGATTCTGAAATGTTAAACAAACTAGAAGAAGCTGGATATACTATAGAGAAGGATGCCTATTCACCTAATACTATGTGTGTAGAGTTTCCTGTTCAGGAGCCCTTCTATTCAAAGAGCAAAAAAGATGTTTCAATGTGGGAACAACTTGAGACCGCTGCTCAATATCAATACTATTGGGCGGATAACGCAGTATCTGTGACAGTAACTTTCCAAGACAATGAAGCTGACTCTATTGAATCTGCTTTGGAGATGTACGAGACACGCCTAAAGGCAGTTTCTTTTTTGAAATACCAAGAGACAGGCTACGAACAAGCACCATATGAACCAATCACACAAGAGCAATACAACGAGATGATAAAAAAGATTACACCAATCACGAAGCTTGAGACCGAACAAGAGGGCGCTGGCGAAAAGTTCTGCACCAACGATTCGTGTGTATTGTGAGAGAAAGATGAATTTTAACCATCTCATAACAGAAGAATCGAACAAGAAAGTATGTCACTCACTTGGCCACAAAGAGTGCTATTACCAGCCTGTTGGCGATCCCAGAGCCATGATTGGCGACAATATTCACATTCAACTATCGTGCCGCAATTGTAGGCGCAGACAAGATATTTTTCTCACTGAGGAAGATTTTAAAACACACAAAAGGACATTAAGCAATGAAATCGGTAAACTTTAGCCCATTAAATCGTCACCTATTGATAGAGATGAATTCGGGTAAACAAAATGAGACACCAAGTGGTATCGTACTGCCATCGGATTACAAACCAGAAGAAGAGCAATATACGGTAGTAAAATTGATTGACTGGGCAGATGACGTAAAATTCAACACAGCTCTAAGCAGATCGTCCAACATTGTTGTAGACCGGAGCATGGTAGAAGAGATCACGTTCAATGGCTCTTCCTACCAGGTAGTTCTGGAAAATTATGTAATGGGTATCGTTGAGTGACTAGATAAGTATCGGATCTTGTCTCATTTTGTCTTTGTATTCAAATAATGAACTATTTACATCAGTAGCGTAATAAAAGGGGGACTTTTGTGAATGGATAAAGACTTTTATAATAGGGCATCGGCAGCTCAATTAGGATGGAACCCATCTTGGTTTGGTGAAAAACACTTTGATGACAAATTGGTGAGAGCAATTAAGAAGTGGCAACGTAGTCACCTTATTGGTGTTGACGGCTTGTGTGGTCCAGCAACATTTCGAAGAATGTGGACTGAGCGCCAATCAACAATAGACAGGCACAAACCAGAAGATCTTCAATATTCCAATTATATTGTTTACAACAATGACTTTGTTCCCATTCGATGGGATAAGGTTGTTTTGTGGTCTGAATGCGGAGGGATGAAGGCCAGAGACAACTCGTATTACGATTATACTGGTCGCCCTAGACGCAAAGTGAGATACTTCGTGAATCACTGGGATGTTTGTTTGTCTTCTCGCTCTTGTCACGGAGTTATGGGCAAAAAGGGTCTCTCTATTCACTTTATGATCGACAATGACGGCACAATATATCAAACGCTAGACATTCAACATGCTGCCTTTCATGCTGGAAGATCGCGGACAAATAGAGCATCTATTGGAGTAGAGATATCAAATGCCTATTATCCGAAATATCAAGACTGGTATAAGAGAAATGGATTTGGCGAACGACCGATCATCGAGGGCGCAAGAGTCCACGGCAACGAACTAGAACCATTCACAGACTTTTATCCAATTCAAAAGGAAGCACTAAAGGCGTTATGGACAGCAGTTCATGAAGCGACAGGGGTGTCGTATGAAACCCCAGTGAACCAATTTGGTACATTCTCTAAAGGATATGAACAAGAGGTAGCTTATGGGTCATTTTCCGGCTTTGTAAGCCACTATCACATTAGCAAGCGCAAAATTGACTGTGCTGGTCTAGATATCCAATCTCTCTTGAAAGAGGCTGAACAAGAAGACCGCATTGAGCGCTCCACACGGGTATGTGAGAGTGATTAAGATATTCTTTCTATTGATGGCTTGTTCTATAGATCCTCCGGAGGACATAAAAGAAAAAGAGATACCTACCCCAGTAGAGTATATTTTAGAGGATAGCTCAACCCCTACGTTTCAGTTCCCGACAGCTAGAACGCCAAACAGAAAGGGAAAATGGTCAACACCTCCAGATATAATCATCTGTAAGGAGCTAATGTTCAACAGAGAGAGAGTTTTTGAATCGGTTAAGTTTTGGGAGTCTCTTGGTCACGTATTTGGAGAAATTTATGATATTCGCTGCGATTTCTTAGAGATGAAAGCTGGTGCAATATTCTTAGTTAATCCAGGAGCAGGATATGACTTTAAACACCTTTCGAACACGATAACTACGTATGCTGTTTTTAAAGATGGCCATAGGGAGATCGTGGCAGCACAAATTAATATGACGTTTAATGCCAAATCGACCAAGAGAATACTAGAGCACGAAATAGGACATGCTCTTGGATATCAACATATCTCTAGACGTGGCCACATAATGCACCCAAGGATAGAAATGGGAGGTAATGGTTCTGATGGATTGCGGGTAAATAGTGATATATGAAGAGATAGTCATTGGAAGTTCCTTGCGGGCAGTTATGTTTGCATTTATACACTCGATTCCCCTTGTGTTTACCGAAGCTGAACGTCCTTTCAGGTTTGATTATTTACCAGAAGACTTAGATCTATCTTGTATTGGAATCGAAAACACAAAGATAGAAGTAAAAACTCATGGCGTACCATTAATATTCGGGTCACAGAAGGCGATACTTTGGGAAAAGATGATATTCATAATGTCGATGCGGGGATTAGTTCCATTATCTGATCTGTGTTCATCAATGCGACATAGAGAAAATAAAATAATATGCTCAAATGAATATTCCAAAATAGCTGAAATACAGTTCGATAAGTGTTATTTTTTTGGTGACGCCGGTATTACACACATATTAGAGCAAAAAAGGTTGCAGATGACAAAATAGTGTGTTATGATTATATAGCATTCAATCGTGGAGGCAAGCATGACATTGACTACATTGAAACAGAAGATGATTTTGTTAAACAAATATGGTTCTATCCTACCGATAGAATTGATGGCAATAGTAGCGTTAAAGATGTTTGTGCAGTGTCTGTGATGTCACGAGAAGATCCTTCGATTTTCGACTTTTCGGAAACAATGGCTAGATTCAAAGTAGTCAATGAGATGGAAAATAGGGGAATGCGGGGACTCTTTAACGGATATTGCCCCAAATATGGATCACCCAAGTACTACAAATTTAGAACTTCATACATCACCAGAATACTACGGAACAAAAATGAAAAGATTTGGATTGAGACAGAAAATATCAAAAGTCCTCGAATTACGGAAGAGGCTTTATACCCACTGCTATCAGAAGCTTGTTTGGCCTACGATATACTTTTAGAGAGGTAGACTATATGCATGTAGCCGGAATAGTCCCTGTGGCCAATTTAAAGAGTGACTTTCAGCTAGATACTCCAGAAATATTATTGCCAATAAACCCAGATTACACAGCAATCCAAAAAGCTGTATTTGAGTGCGCTATGGCTGGATGTAAGACTATCTGGATTGTCGCAAATGACGATCTCGCTCCAATTATTCGTAAACGAGTTGGTGAGTGGATATACGATCCTGTATACTTATATCGCCGACGAACAGATCGCGGCCACAGAGAATATCGTAGAGAGATACCCATTTATTATGTTCCGATACGTCCGAAAGATCGTGAGCGTAGAGATTCGTACAGTTGGTCTGCTCTATGTGGAATGCAGTCAGCCTATATGACGGCGTGGTCTATTTCTAAGTGGGTCATTCCAGAAAAGTTCTTTGTAGCCTTCCCGATGGCTATGTATAACATATATGATTTGCGACCCCATCGTCTAGAGATATGCGATAGTAAGCACAATTTCTTTCTGACATACAACGATATGACAATTAGAGATGGCTTGCCTTTGCCATTTACAATGTTTGGTACAGACTTTAAAAAATGTCGTAATGCAATAAACAAAAATACTACAAGAGAGTATTTACCCCCACTGCCAGGTGAGCACATGCCCAGCCGAAAGAGACCATTGGCAGATCGATGGTCTGCTCGTCACTTGAGCATCAAAGAAGTATTCGCAGAACTAGAGATAAAAAAAACATCACACAAGATGATCTTGGAGTGGTATTACGATATGTCGAATTGGTCGGAATATTGTAACTTCCTTGGCTCAGACAATAACATAGAAACACCAGAAAAGCTATTGACAAACCCACACAGACATGATAAAATGTGTATAGAAAAAGGGGAAGAATGAAACGTACTAAATCAACTATTAAATTTGTTGGCCTTCATGCTCACAGTGTCGCAGGGTCTATTTTCGACGCATTGGGATTACCAGACGAACATATGGACTCTGCATATGCCAACGGTATGGATGCATTAGCACTCACTGATCACGGGAATGCTAATGGTCTCTCTTATCAAGTGTTGCACGCAAAAAAGATGGCAGCAGAAGGTAGAGTATTCAAGCCCATTTTTGGCTGTGAGGCTTATTTTATTCCATCTATTGCCGACTGGAGAGAGGATTACGCGACAGCGATGGCTGACAAAAAGAAAGCCAAAGCTTTGAAAAAAGAAGCCAAGGGTGGCACATCAGAAGACGAAGGCTCCAGTAAAAAGAAGACTGATCCGCTACGCCGCCGTCGCCATCTAGTCCTACTAGCCCAGAACCAGAAGGGTTTAAATAACTTGTTTGCTTTGATTTCGGCAAGCCATGCTAAAGAGAACTTCTATCGTTATCCTAGGATGGATTACGATATGTTAGAGAAACACAATGAGGGCATAATTGCAGCAAGTGCTTGTTTAGGTGGAATTTACGCTGGAAGCTATTGGGAACACAGAGATGAGGGCACAGAAGCAGTCTTAGAGGCAATGAGGGAGTCAACTAGGAGGATGGTTGATATCTTCGGAGACAGGTGGTATCCAGAACTCCAATGGCACAATATCCCAGAACAACATGAATTAAATAAGTTTATTATTCAAATAGCTGAAGAGTTCAATCTTAAGTTAATTTCCACTGCCGATAGTCACTATCCGACGAAGGCCGCTTGGCGTGATCGTGAATTATATAAGCGCCTTGGTTGGCTAGGAAGAGGAAAGCCATCGTTCGCCGAAGACGACGACTTTCTTCCAAAAACTATTGAGGACACCAAATGCGAACTGTATCCCAAGAATGGTGATCAGATGTGGGAGAACTATAAGCGATTCTCTGAAATAAATAAAACAGAATATGATGATGAGGTTGTTAGGCAAAGCATTGAGGAAACATATGCGATAGCACATGAGCGTATAGAATCATTTATGCCAGATACGACTGTCAGACTACCAGATTTTGTTGTACCAGATGGCCTAACAGACACACAGGCAATAGTGAAGATAGCCATAGAAGGACTGAAAAACAAAGGCTTGAACAATAAGCCAGAATATGTCGAGCGTCTAAAACATGAACTTGGTGTCATTAACGACAGGGGCTTCTCCAAATACTTCCTCACGATGGCGGCTATCATCGATGTAGCCAATAAGTCTATGCTAGTTGGGCCAGGAAGAGGGAGTGCAGTTGGTTCGTTGACTGCATATGTTCTTGGTATTACACAAGTTGACCCTATTGCCTATGACCTTCCGTTTGAGCGTTTTTTGCGCTCAGATGCAGTAGATTATCCGGACATTGATACTGACATATCTGACAGTATGCTGCTGAAAGAGAAGCTGGTTGAGATGTGGGGAGACGACTGCGTTGCTCCTATTTCCAACTGGAACACTCTGCAAGTAAAATCACTGGTTAAGGATATCAGTAAGCTGCACGGGGTGCCGTTCAATGAGGTGAATACCGTAACTAGCGCAATGGGACGCGAAGCTATGCCGGAGGCTAAAAGATTAAACAATATTGTGTCAGGAGTGCATACTCCGAATTGGGATGAGTTGCGGATGTTTTCTCCGTCATTAAAACAATTTTTAATGAAATACCCAGAAGTCGAAGAACAAGTAGGCTCACTTGTTGGCCAAAGAAGAAGCAATTCCAGACACGCAGGTGGCCTTTTGGTATCTGAGAACCTAAACAGCAACATGCCGCTTATCAACAGCGGCGGTGTTATACAGTCCCCTTGGTCAGAGGGCCAGAATGTCCGCCACTTGGAGCCATTAGGGTTTATTAAGTTTGATCTTCTTGGGCTATCTACACTAAGGATGATCGAGGGCTGCATCGAGCACATCTTAAAGCGCCACCACGGCACAAGCGAACCAACCTTTGCAGAGATAAAGAAATATTATGATGACACGCTCCATCCTGATGTCCTTGATTTAACCGACCAAAAAGTATACGAATATGTCTTCCGCAAGGGAAATTTCGCAGGTACATTCCAGTTTAGTAACGATGGTGCACAGGGTTTCTGTAAAGAAGTGGCACCAAAGACCATTGCAGAAATATCAGCAGTGACTAGCATTTTTAGACCTGGGCCATTGGCCGGTCGCGTAAATGACCAATATATTGCTGCCAAAGACGACCCAACCGACATTAAGTGGTATCATCCGATCTTTAGAGAGATCACAGAAGAAACATTTGGTCACATCATTTATCAAGAGCAGATTTCTGAAATAACTCACAGAATAGGTAAAGATATCTCTAGGGATGACGGAAACACTATTCGCAAACTGTTAACCAAAAAAGGCACAGGAAAAGAACACCTTCTGGTTAAATTCAGAGAGCAATTCATTGAGGGGGCTAACGATAATGGCATGACTATTGGCACAGCCGAAGAGATTTGGGACTTAATGGCTGGCTTTGCGAAATATGGGTTTTCAAAGAATCATGCAACGGCATACAGTATCATCTCTTATCAATGTGCTTGGCTGTGGACACATTTCCCCAGTGAATGGGCTGCAGCATTTCTTGATAAAGAACCAGAGAGTAGAAAAGAAAAAGCAATTAATATTGTCAAGAGTAGTGGATTTGAGCTTGCACCACTTGATATCAACAAATCAGGCCGAGTATGGGAAATAAGTGATGACAGTAAGACGCTCATTCAACCACTTACTTCAATTAAAGGTCTTGGTGATGCTGCCATTGTCCAAGTATTGGAAAATAGACCATTTACGACTGCCGAAGAGCTATTGTTCAAGGAAGGGGTAACATACAGTAAGTTGAACAAGAAGTGCCTTGATGCCTTGTGTCGCGGCGGCGCATTGGATGGATTAGTTGATGAAAGGTTCACAGGGCGTAAGCACTTTTGGTCAGCCTGTATCGTAGACAGACCAAAGACAGAGAAGCGCCTCAAGGACAACATAGGGCTCTACAAACCAGAGGGAGATTTTTCTGAGGAAGAAATAATACAGTTTAAGACAGATCTAACTGGAGTCTTTCCAATGAATCTTGTAATCAATGAACAGACGATTGAAAAACTGAAAGAACGACACGTCCCACCAATTTCTGAATTTGACCCAGAGCTACATTTGTGTTGGTTTATACCGAGAAAAGTAATTCCCAAGAAGACAAAGAAAGGAGAAGATTATTGGATAGTAGAGGTAATAGATTCTAACAACGAACTAACTAAAATAAGGTGTTGGGGAATTCGTAAAGGTAAAGATCGGATACATTTAAATAAACCTTATATGTCACGATTGAAGTACGATCCCAAGTGGGGCTTCTCCACATACGCTGTTGGAAAAACATTCAGACTATTGGGATAATAAATGAACATATTAAAAAGAGATTGTCCTCTCTTAAAAGACAATGAGCTTCGTGAGGATCTACCGGTCGTCATACGAGTTAACAAATTCACAGAGCAGTCAGCAAAAGACTTCTCGAAACAAATGAGAGTCGCTCAAAACACTGGCCAACCACTAGTTCCGATTATTATCGATAGCTATGGTGGACAAGTTTACAGCTTAATGTCAATGATTTCAGATATCAAACACTCTAGGATACCAGTTGCAACAATAGTGCAAGGAAAAGCAATGTCTTGTGGCGCTATTCTGTTTAGCTTTGGGGCAGATGGTTATCGTTACATGGATCCAGATGCAACCTTAATGATTCACGATGTGTCATCTATGTCTTGGGGCAAAATAGAAGAAATAAAGGCATCAGCAGAAGAAACTGAGAGACTAAATCAAAAAATATATAACATGATGGCAGATAACTGCGGCAAACATAAAGACTATTTTTTGGACATTGTTCACGAGAGAGGCCATGCGGATTGGTTCCTAGAATTAGATGAAGCAAAGAAGCACAACTTAGCTACGCATGGACACATTCCGGAGCTATCGATCACGGTGAAAGTTGAGTTTGACTTCAAGTAGTCGATTAACTATTTACATTGGGAGGGTGAGATGTGTCTGTATCTAGCAAAATACGCTGGAAGCGTAACCTAAACAAATTGCGCTTCATTAACGAAGAAATAGAACTTATCAAGGAAGTGGTCGACGAATTCGGTCCAGAATTTCAAAAATACTACTTGGAGTATTGTGTTAAAAATAACATTGATATAAGTCCCCCAACAAAAGACGCCAAACTAGCCCCAGTGCCATCACCTTCCGAAGATCTTGAAACTGATCCACTTGAATATGCGCTAGTGAGACATGATGGCAGAGACTTTGAAAAAGACAGCGATTTACAGATGACCCAAGATGAAATAGAGATGCACAATGAGTTTTCTAAGCTATACAAGAAATTAGCCACCTTGTGTCATCCAGATACTTTGAATATTTACTTGACAAGTGAAGAGAGAGATGATAAAATAAGAATGTTCTTAGCAATCAACAAAGCACTGGACAAGCACCAATACTTCACACTATTGGAATATGCCGAGAAAAATAAGATACCTGTCCCCAAGAACCATGAGCAGCAAATTAGATGGATGAGCAGAGAGTTCAAGAAACTCTCGGAACAATCAGAGAATGAAAAAAGAACCTACAACTACCTTTTCTCAGAATGTGAGACAGAAGAACAAAAAGAAATATTAGTCAAACAGTTCGTAAAACAAATATTCAAAATTTAAACAAAAGCACTTGACTTCACTCTCCATATATGTTATATTATAAGAGTAAGCCAAAACTAGGAGGATTACATTGAGACACGACAAAGAGACCCTAAACCGATACATAAAAGAATACATCCGCTCACTTGCTGCTATTGAAGACGAAATGAGCGTCTATGTAGACCAAAAAAGAGACCTGCGGAACGAATTCCGCGACAACGGATGGCTAAACACCGACCAGCTACGCACAGCTGTTAAGGCATACAGGCTCTTCAAAGACAATTTCGATATAGATGATTTGGTGGACGCTTATCGCCTACTGAGACCAACAGGTGATGAATGATATTAGAATATGCTAAGGTGCGAGAAGACGCATATGATCCCGATAGAGCAAACCCATCTGACGCTGGCCTAGATGTTTTCTATTCGCCAACTCTCCCGAATGAGTTTATCAATATTCCACCTGGCCATTGTGCCATTATCCCAATAGGGTTGCGCTTTGGTATCCCACACGGCTATATGTTAGAAGTGAAGAACAGATCTAGTATTGCTGCCAAGCGAAACCTTTTGGTGGGGGCATGCGTTGTGGATAGCGGCTATGACGGAGAGGTGTTCATTAATCTCCACAACGTCGGTAAGGAGCAGCAAGTCATCTCTGGCGGCGATAAAATTGCTCAGATGGTCTTGATACCGGTTGTACATTTTAGATCAAGAGAAAGCAACACAGGCGAACTTTATAGGGAACCTATGACTATCAGTGCTCGCGGCTCAGGCGCACTAGGGAGTACCGATGGATGAAGTGATTCTTAAGTATGAATGTGATATTAAATTGTGGGAACTTGTTAAAGAATCTGAACTTGATTTTACATTTGAAACCCGGATGAATAACGAGAGAGTAATAGAGTTTCTACAAGCAGAACTCGGAGATTTAGAAAACAAACTGCGAGATAAGTTTGATGGAGAAGGTTTATGAATAAAGAAGTTTACAACTGTTTTGAGTAAAAAAGATCCAAGACTCAGGTATGGACAAGTGGGTTCAGAAAATAAAGGAGAAACAATGAATAAAGCAACACAACGAACGATGTTTAGTTCTGAGACAGGAGTATGGGCAACCCCGCAAGACTTCTATGACAAACTAAACTGGCGCTTCGGCCCATTTAACCTCGATCCCTGCTCCAGTGACGACAATGCAAAGTGCGCTAGACACTTCACAGAAGAAGACGATGGCTTATCGCAAGATTGGGCAGGTCATACAGTATTTGTAAATCCGCCATATGGCAGGGGAATTTCCGATTGGATTAAAAAGGGCTTTCAAGAGTCACAAAAACCTAATACAAAAGTTGTAATGCTTTTGCCTGCAAGAACGGACACAAAGTACTTCCACGAATACGTCATGCAAGCAGATGAAGTCTTTTTTGTCAAAGGCAGGTTAAAGTTTGGCGACAGCTCTAACAGCGCACCCTTTCCATCAATGATCGTGGTATTTACCAAGATCCCACCTTGGGGACCATCCCCATCATTTGGAGCAATAGAAAGATGAAGGCTTGTTCTAAATACACAACAAACCAAGGAGAACCGAGATGACTAGAGAAGAAAGAAGGGTGCGTAGAGCTGTGCTGTTAATGGGAGTAAAGCAAGGGCTTAGCTTCCGATTTGTCAACAATCTGCTCGCGGCAGTGGGATATGACAAAGTACCAGAGAGTTCATGGACTCAGATGACAAGCACTTATCTGCCGGCAATCGAGAGCGGTGCTTTCACTCTCGAAGAGATGATTAGCAATGCGAAGACTTGGACAGATATAAAGGATAAAAAATGAGCAGAGCCACTAAAGGAGAAGAAGTGACTAAATACAACGTAGAAGTCCGCCTTGAAGCCTACGGCTCCATGGCCGTAGAAGTAGAGGCCAAGACAGAAGAGGAGGCATCGGCCATTGCATTGGCTCGATTAGATGCCCAGCGAGAAGCAGGCAAATTCAAGTTTCCGACAGTCGATTGGGGAGACTTCGAAGAAGATCGCTGGTACAGCACGATGATCCCTGACTCTGGAGACTTCAGCGTATACGACACCGAAGTTTTCGAGAAGGAAGATGTGTTATAGTAAACAAATAGAAAAAGGAAAGAAGTAATGCCCAGAGGTACACCAAAACAACCAGTCGAGAGACTAATCACAATAACCGCCATTCACCATATGAAGAGCACATTACGAGAAGTCAATGACCTTTTAAAACAAGCCGGCTTCGGCCCGATGAATATTTCATCATATGAACAAGAACGTCTTCAATATGGTCCGTCTATTTTTGAAGATATTCATAAGTATACCTTGCGAGAACATATTTATAGGCCACGCCGCCGAAGCAATTTAAAGGACAGTTAATAATGAATAGAAAACAACGCCGTCAAATGGAGAGAGAAGTAGGCAAAGAAAACGCCGAAGATTTGACCCAGAAAATTTTCCAATTCAATAAGCTACCAGACGCATGTTCAGCGTGTCTAGCGCCATTTGACAAGAAAAGCAAAGAGATGGCACAAACTTGGAACGTTGTCGTACAGGATGAGGACACAGTGCGCGTCTATTGCCCCGATTGCTGGAGCAAAGCACAAGCAATAATTGAAGATTTTGTCAAAGAGAGAAACGATTAATGGTTGAAATCAAAAACGTCGAAATATTCGGACTCGAACGCTCAATGCGCAAAGCCGCATACAGTATGAAGATGGGCGATCCAGACCTTACAGACGTAGGTAATGCCGAGGACATCAAACGATCATCCAAACTCGGAAAGGTTAAGATAGGCAGCGGCCATGACACATTTCTCAAGGGCATTATCGTGCAGGGTGATATTTATGCCCCCCATTATTTCCTGCCCCAGTTACAACGCTACCACTGGTTCGAGATAGTGACATCGCAATCAAAAATGCACCGACTTGGTAGAGCGAACCTCGCCAATCAGTGCGACCCCCACACAGACCCTCGCATCATAGCCATCGTAGAAGAACTTCAGCAGCAGTTCCGAGATGATAAACACAGTTACGAGAATAGAATGAAACTCCTGGCATCCACTCCGCTAGGTTTCTCGATGTGGGCAGCATTCACAACAAACTATTTACAACTCAAGACAATGTATCACCAACGTCGCCGCCACAAACTAAAAGACGATTGGGGCAGTTTCTGTGACTGGTGTGAGTCATTGCCGATGTTTGAACAAATGATTTTGGGCAAGTCGCCCGATGGAGAGAGAATATGAAAAAAGATAACCAAATAGACGTATACAGCAACTTAGCCCCAACCACAGAGGAAGTTGCCAAAGAGTTCATAGAGGCCACGATTTATACACAGTCACTACCGACTACTCCGAACAATAAGAACGTCGATCATCCCCCTCACTATAATCAAGGCAACTACGAAGTTATAGACGTGATTGAGGACTGGGGGCTCGATTTCCATGCAGGTAATGTGGTAAAATATGTATCGCGTTATGCTCACAAAGGCGTTCCACTTCAAGATCTTGAAAAAGCTCAATGGTACCTGAATCGCCTTATTGATAATGTGAAGGCAAAATGACACCACGACTATCAAAACCAGCCTTACAAAAGATCCTCGCAGGACAAGTTAAGCAACAAACAACCTGCATTGTAAAGTTCTACTCCAATTCTTGCCCATATTGTAGAGAATTACAGCCAACATTCTCAGACATTTCTGAACAAAACACAGATGCATCGTTTTTTGCATTCAACGTCGATGATTATCCGAGAATTGAGGACATTCTGAATTTCAATGGAGTACCTACGATAGCAATGATCAAAGTAGGAACAAACAAGCCAAAGATAAGAATCATGTCGGACCCAAAAATCCCAGACAAGAAAACTTGGTACACCGCCAAGGACATACAAACATTCATAAACAAGGAGAATACATAATGTCAAAAAAAGTTTTATTAGAGTCAGCTATCCATCGACTACGCAGCGAATTATTGGAAAATGTCGCCGCTATGGATAATCTATTATCCCATCCTGTCAACAATGCTGTAGATGAGATCATTGAATGCGCTATGGATGCTGTCCAGGCCGAAGCGGCTATCCACACACTACAGCAATACTTTGGACATATAATAAGCCCGCCAGCCCCACAGCCAATTCCACAGCCACCACCAAAGCCCGCATCAAATAAGCCGCCATTGGTTGTGACACCTGAACGCTCACCAACATTGAGAAAAAGCTTAGAAAATGCCGAGAGAACAAAGAAAGGAAAAAAGAAAACTCCCAAGAGCAAAGAGAAAAGGGAAGAGTAAATGAAGCGTACACTTGCATATGACGACGTACTACTAGTTCCACAATTCTCAGACATACGGTCTCGCAACGAAATTGATACAACAATGTATATGGGAAAAGGCTTTACGCTCAATATTCCAATTATAGCTTCGCCAATGGATACAATATCAGGCGCCGCTATGGCAAAAGAGATGCAACGTCTGGGTGCCACCGCAGTAATCCACAGATATAACACCATCGACGAACAGGTGGCTATGATTGCTTCGGCCACACTAGGAAAAGAACCAGATGCTGCCGTCGGTGTAGCAGTCGGTGTCTCTGGGGACTTTATTGATCGAGCTGTCGCTGCAGTATATGCTGGTGCCACTTTCTTGTGTGTCGATGTTGCTCATGGCCATCACACGTTAGTAAAGGATGCAATTGAGTACTTGAGGGTTGCCCTTGACGACAATATTCATATTATGGCCGGCAATGTCGCCACCCTGGAAGCAGTCAATGACTTGGCTGATTGGGGAGCAGATAGTGCCCGATGTAACATAGGCGGCGGAAGCATCTGTAGTACGAGAATTCAAACTGGTCATGGTGTCGCAGGTTTCCAAACAATCCTTGATTGTGCTAAGACTGACCGCAATATTAAAATTATAGCTGATGGGGGAATACGAACCTCTGGCGATATAGTAAAAGCTTTAGCAGCAGGAGCCGATGCAGTAATGTGTGGTTCGCTTCTTTCCGGAACAACTGAAACACCAGGCGAGGCATTTGAAGACGAAGACGGAAACAAATGGAAGTCGTATCGAGGCATGGCATCAAAAGAGGCACAAGTAGAGTGGCGTGGACAGTATTCGTCTTTTGAGGGCATAGCCGCCAAGGTGCCATTTCGCGGCGCCATTGAAGATGTACTTCTTGATCTCAATAAGGGAATTCGCTCTGGCCTATCTTATTCTGGTGCTCGCTCCATTGAAGAGTTGCAAACAAAGGCTCAATTCATTGAACAGACAGCAAGTGGAGTCTATGAGAGTGCCACTCACATTACCAACAGGAAGTGGTGATGTCAGACGAGGAAAAAGACTTTGTTGAAGATTTTGAAGTAGTCATCAACTATGGCAATATGAAGAAGAGAATTATATTTTATGACAATGATCATAGGCATGCTAAGTTACTAATACGACTTAAACACGATGGCATAAAACAATCTGACTTTTTCAGAAGTGTGTTAACTGCCTACATAACCGGTGATGAACGAATCCACTCGCTAGTGGATGAACTGATCGCAACACAAGGCAAGGTCAGAAAAAGTAAATCTAAGCGTCTTCGTGATTCGGGCAAAGAAAAGATAAAAGACTTTGGCCTTAATGATGGTGAGATAGAAAATATTTTTGACCTCATAGCCAAGGAGCAACCAGAACTATGAAACTACCAAGGTGTTCAATAACTTGTGCAGAGGCAAGTACCCCGTGCACAAAAGATAAATGTAAACATTGGATAGATTACAAAAAAGAGCATAATTGTTCTTTGGTGTCTATTTATCTTAACGGGCAAATGACTTTACGTGATGTCGCAGAGCGATTAGGAATTTCTTTTTCTCGTGTGAAACAAATAGAAACCAAGGCATTACGTAAACTTAGGGAGATATGCTCCACCAATAGCCTTTTTTAAAGGTCTTTAAGTTTCTTAAGACTATTTAAGACATACCCATAACCACTAACTCAAGGAGAGAAAGAATCATGGCTCGAAAAAAACTATTAACAGAAGCGGAACTTAGACGCTTTATGACACTGGCTGACTTGGCCCCAACGACCAGGCTTGATGAATTGTACGGAGAACCAGAAGAAGACCTTGAGGATTTAGGGGACGAAAGCGAAGAGCTATCCCCAGAGGAAGTTGATATCGAACCTTCCGCTCCAGAACTAGACGTTGCTCCAGAGCTAGACGCCATAGAAGATGCTCCAGCAAATGAGCAATTGCCTCCTGAAGCAGTTGAAGCACTAGAGGGTGCTGTTGAGAGCATGATGGGTGCCGTCGCTGATGTACTATCCCCACTAGGTGTCCACATTAGCACAGAGCGTGATGAAGATGGACTAGAAGATGAATTTGGAGCTACTGATGACTTAGGTGCCGAAGCTCCTTTGGAAGAACCAATGGCTGAGCCAATGGAAGAACCAATGGCTGATATGGGCGAAGAAGATCCTCTTGCTGGCCTTGAAGATGAAGAAGAGATTGAAGAAGCTCATGCCGGTGCAAAAACTGCCCCACATAGAGCAGCTGCTTCAGTCGGCAGCCCACGAGTTGATCCAGATGCAGACAAGGATTACAACCATCCAGATATGGTAGCCTTGCGAAAGAAAAACCAACAATCTGATCGCCGTCAAGCTGTCGCAAGTGAATCAAAAATTGTAAACGAAGTGGCAAGGCGAGTAGCTAAAAAACTACAAACCAGTTCCAAAAGAGAAGCTCTTGCTGAAAAACTAGCACAGAGAGTTTTTGACCGACTTGCAAAGAAATAGGGTTGACTCTTCACCTACGATAAGATACAATAACCACTGAGTGATCGGTGGTTATTTGTTTGTATACTAAAAATACTAAAGGATTTTAAAATGATTAACAAGATAGTTCAGAAATTAGTAGGCTCGCCTACAGAACATCAGGCAGAAAAAGGGCAAGAGGAAATAGATATGAGACTAATAGGTCTCTTTTCTGATGTCAGTGAAGAAAAGATAGCTGAATTATCACATGCTCTCTTGTTTTTAAACGAGATGAACAAAGTCGCTCCACCTAAGAAAAGAAAGCACGTGGATTTCTACCTCTCAACGTATGGCGGCAGTGCAGATGATATGTTTGCTTTGTTTGATATTATGAAGATGATTGAATCAACAACTGAAGTACACACAGTAGGCGTTGGCAAAGTAATGTCAGCGGGTGTTCTGCTCTTGGCCGGCGGAACAAAGGGTAAGCGCAAGGTGGCAAAGAATTGCCGCATAATGATTCACAGCGTTATTGCCGGAAACCATGGCCCGCTGCACAATCTTGTAAATGAGATGGAAGCCATCCAACAACTACAAGATATGTATATCAACAGCTTGGTTGCGGAGACAAAGATGACTAAATCTCAACTTAAGAAAATGCTAGAACGCAAAGTCAACATCTACTTAACTGCAGAAGAGGCAATTGAACTCGGCATTGCCGACATAATTATGAGGTAACAAAATGGATATAAAAGAAATACTTGCGCTAATTGAGGAGGCAATGGATGCTGCTCCTGTGATTCAGGCTAAACAAATTCTAGAAGAAGAGAAGGTAAAGTCCATAGAGGACATTTTAGGTAACCTAGCAATCAATACTTCCCGATGGGGCGCAAAGGTCTCCAACGAAAGTGACAATACATTAGATCGACAAATTGTCGAACATTATGTTAAATCACTAGAATCAGATGGCACACCAGATGGTGTTTTCCAAGCATTACAGAATAACCTAATGCAAATTCAAAACTCCAGCCCAGATCGTCAAGAAGGCACGTGCCAACTATCTAAAACTGTCTCTACCATTCAATTGTTAAACACAATTTCAAGAGTATTCGCAGAGTTCGATGCCACCACCGCTGGGTTTATTATGGAAGGATTTCTGTCAGCTCTATTTGGAGGCTATCAAGTGAGAGCCACCGACACCGCTGGCATTCAAGACTTCATTATTCCAACTGGAAATGGTGAAGAGTTCTATTCCCTTAAATCTATCGCGAATGGAAAAAGTGTAGAAGGCGCCGGTGCTAACCTTGTACGAGGGTTGGCTGCCTCTGTTGGCGACAGGTATGAGGATTTAGATAGTGCCCATATGATATACTATGTTCTCTCTAAAGAAGGACAAGGCTCTTCAGTATCTCAAATAGAGGTATTCAAATTCACTCTAACAGCAGATGATGCACGAAAACTGGTACCCCATTTCGATGAGATTTGGCATATCTACACTAGAAGACACGACCAGGCAAGTAAGCCAAAAAGCATTGCAGACATAGCTGGCGACTTAGGGTTGCAAAAGAAGGTGAATGAGGGTGATAAATCAGTAGCTCATTATCTGCGAAACTCCTTTAAAATCAAATCATCGGAATATGCTACATCAGAAAATCTAATTGCGACTCTTGTAACTGACGACCAAAAGCTTCTACAAGTGGCAAATGAAAATCTAGAGGATATAAAGAGTCAACTGTTGGAAGTACAACAGCGATTTGATCAAGTACTATTAGATATGAATCATTTTTTATCAACCATGACCGCCACATCGGCAGAAAGATTCAAATCAGACACAAACATTTTCTCAGAAACGGTACAGAAAAATGTCCACGGCGACGAAAGTTGCACCCCACCAACAGATTTAGTTAAAGAAAACACTTGACATCTTTTCCGCAATGGGTTACAATAACAATACCTAACAAATAGAGGACTTAATGAGCAGAACTTATGATAATGGCAGTACACTACAAGAAAAGATTTTACGAGGCGTAGACACACTAGCAGACAATGTAGCTTCAACGCTAGGCCCAAGAGGACGCAATGTTCTCTTACAAGAGAAAGGTAAATCACCTTTCATTACAAAAGATGGCGTAACGGTCGCAGCCTTCGTACAGCTAGATGATCCAATAGAGAACGCTGGCGCAGAGATCATCCGCCAAGCAGCAGTCAATACCAATAACGATGCTGGCGATGGCACAACAACATCAACAGTATTAGCAAGAGCTATCCTGCGAGAATCACAGCGTTTTATAGCGTCTGGGGTGTCGCCAATAGAGCTACAGAGAGGCATTGAGACTGTCACAGGGGAGATAGCCAAAGTTCTTAAGGAAATGGCAACACCAGTGACAAGTGTAGAAGATATTGCGCACATAGCCACAATATCAGCCAACAATGATGAAACAATTGGAAAACTTATCTCTCTTGCGGTTGATCGTGTTGGCCAAGATGGCTCAATCACTATCGAAGAGTCTCGCTCACTAGAGACATCCCTAGATGTAACAGAGGGCTTCAAGTTTGAATCTGGCTATAGCGCCGGCGCATTTATAACCGACGAGCGCCGAGCAATCATGCACTACGAAGAGCCCCTGATTTTGGTGACAGATCACAAGGTATCGGCAGTAGAGCAAATATTGCCCATCTTAGAAATGGTTGCTCGTGAAGGGAGACCGCTTATCTTAGTGGCAGAAGATATCGAGGGTCAAGCCCTTGCCGCAATGATTATGAACGCTATGCGAGGCACACTAAAGATTGCCGCAATCAAGGCACCGTTTTACGGCCAAGAACGCCGCAATATGCTAAATGATTTGGCAATCTCAACATCTGCCACGTTTGTGACTCGCGAGAGTGGTCAGAAACTGACCGAAGTAACACTTGCAGACCTCGGAACAGCCAAGTTCATCGAGAGCACAAAATATATAACCACCATAGTCGGTGGCTCAAGCGACTACGAGGCCGTTGAGGGCAGAATAGAGACGTTAAAAAATATAATCAAGGGTACTGAGTCTATTCAAGAATGTGAACGAATACAGGAGCGTATAGTGCGATTATCATCAGGTGTCGCTGTCATCCGAGTAGGAGGCTCCACAGAAGTAGAGATGACCGAGAAGAAGCACCGAATTGAGGATGCACTAGAGGCAGTCAGATCTGCTCAAGAGGAAGGCATTGTTTCAGGCGGCGGCTCAGCTTTGCTGCGAGCGGCCAAACAAATATCGCTAGATGTTGATAATACTGTTCAAAATGTGGCAAAACAGATTGTTGTTGCAGCTTGCCGAGAACCAATTCGTCAAATGGCAATAAACGCTGGTGACTCACCAGACTTGATCATTGAACAAGTAGCAAATGCAGACCCCGATCAAGGCTGGAACTTCAGAAATTCGAAATTAACCAATATGATTGAAAGTGGGATCATAGACCCAGTGAAGGTAACCCGAACGGCTCTCCAAAACGCTGCTAGTTGTGCTGGCACCCTCATCACAACTAATTTTGGGATTATACAAACAGGACAAAGTTAAAATGAAATCAGGAGATTTGTGTCATATCCCACAAGGAGTGACTTTAAGAGAGGGTGTGAAGTATCCTTCGCTGATATTAACCACCGAAAAGCCAGAGATTGGTATCTTTTTGAAAGAAGATGATCGCTGGGCAGAAGTCGTTGTCAGGGGGCAGCGATGGTCGACACTAAAAAATAAAATATATCCAATGGAGGATGCAAATGCTAATCAAACTAACTGAAGTCCACTCAAACTTGGCCATAACAACTGGCAGAGAATACTCGCTACGAGAAATTCACATCAACCCAGAGCATGTTATTATGATTCGAGAGGAAGCGCATACTCGCCGATTGAATGAGGAACGTTTGATTCATGGCGACTTAGAGATCGGCCACATGTTCTCCAAGATAACAATTAACAGGGGCGCAACCCCAGCAGACATTATTGTTATCGGCAGTCCACAGATAATCGAAAACAAAATGAACCAAGTGTCCAGAACACTACTGAAGGGATAATGAAACAGAGGGTAAAAATTCAATATACTATTGATTTAGACGAGTTGCCACTTGAAGTCAACAATCTATTAAATAAATCGAATCATCGTCTTATAGATCAAGTAGAAAGTCTTGAGGCCGCTCACCGCAATGGTCTGGATTTTATAATGACAATGAAGACTGTTGAAGATATATCAGCAATCCGTGAACACCTAGCAGACATTGATTTTATCCTGTCGGATGTGTCGACACTAATCACCAACTATGTATCCTACAAGGTTCAGCAAGATAGCCAGCCTCCCCAGCAGCAATACCCCCAGAGCCAAAATAACGATGAAGAGTCCTCTTAGAAATACGTCACGATCACAAGCTCATTACTATATTGATCTAAATATTTCTTCTGTTGCCACTGTGCACTCATTTATGCTTTATACTGGGGACTTGGAACTAGGCATAGCGACTAGTGACAGAAAAGTAGTAGCCCATACAGATAAACAGGCGATATATGAATTTTGGACATTAATACAAGAATCTCCAGATAGAATAATAGGTCTGGCAGAAAACATATATCATAGCATGGAGGATGATTATTATTCTTTTATGCAGGAAAGTTGGCACACCCACGCAGATCCGCTATATAGGGCAGCATTGTTTTATGTCCTAAATCGGTGTTCATCGGAGGGTTTGGCATCTTGTGGTACACTAGAGCGTAGTGGATTTAACCCAATTGCAACTATGAGAGCTAGAAATTTCAAAAACGATAATATATCTTTCGTTAGAGACAGAGAGAGAACGTTAAGTGAAGTAGTAAAAAGTATAAGGCCAACAGATACACTATTATTCCCAGTGGGCGATTTCAAGTATGATTTTTTAACATCTGCTTCAGAATCTTTTGATGTATCAATATTGAATCATTCAGAGCTACTCGACATATTGTCTCAGTTGGGAAATAAATGGATAGTCGTCTACAACTACCACCCTGAAGTGTTGAAGCTATATAAAGACTTTAATGTTACTATGTTGGACAAATATGGACGAGTAACAGATAAAACAAATTGTAAGGAGATAATAATTGGAAACTACTGAATTACTCAAAGCATGCACATTGTTTGCAGTTGGTCAATTGTTAGGTTGGTTCCAAATTAATTCTCAATTTGTGTGGGAATGGTGGGCAGACAAGCCGCTACTGACAGTTTTCATATATTCGATACCTGCCAGTTTGTGTTTCTGGTACGGAATTGGGATAGCCTACAGAGCAACAGGAGAGGTCTGGGGCCCACGGCTCTTGATATACAGTATGTCTTATTTCACGTTCCCGATACTAACTTGGTATCTTTTAAATGAATCAATGTTTACAGCCAAAACAATGTTATGTATCTTTTTATCATTCTTGATAATGGCAATTCAATTGTTCTGGGAGTAAGTCAAAACTAAGACTATTTATGACACTGGAGTAACAATAAAATGGATATTAGTATTGGCAAATGGTTTAACTTTGTAGATGAGGCCCGACGAGAAAAGAAACAAAAGAAAGGTTCTCTCGTCACAGAACAACGCGAACTCAACGAAATTAGCCCACGAGCCGCCACAGAAGTTATGGATTGGTTTGATGGAGACTACAGCAAACTTTCATTTGACGAAATGTTCGACGGAAAACTCCGAAGAGTAATTTCTGTAGAATCGGAAGATGCCATAAAGCTTTATGAAATTGTAATGCTTCTCGTAGAGAAGGACTGGGAATTACCAGAGGATCCAGAATGGGCAGCGATAAGCAGGTTCCCCGTAAACACGGTTATGCAAAAGAAGCGTCGGCTAGGAACTGGGGAGGAATATGAGGAGCCAATTAAAGTAGCTGACTTACGTCTCACCAAGTCTCGCACTCTCACAATTCCCAAGGGCCCAAGAGCAGGCGAGACTATCACAAAGACAGATGAAACAACCATGTCTCGCGCCATTCTCAAGGACAAGGGTTTCCCGCAAGAGCTAAAAGACTGGTGGAACCAGAAGCAGACTTATTACACCAAAGAAAAGCAGTGGAAACAGATCGAGCAGATCTTCCTCAACCAAGGGACTTCAAAGCCAACAGGTATGAAGGTTATCCTCTCGCGACATCCTCTTGATGTTCTCCGCATGAGCGACATCAGCAACATCCGCTCGTGCCACAGCGAGGGCTCTGGGTACTTCCATTGTGCAGTAGCCGAGTCCAGAGGCCATGGCCCCGTAGCCTATCTTGTCAAGCCAGAAGAGCTTGAGAGACTAATGTCCGGTAAAGCATTGAGCCTAAGCTCCGAAAACACAGACGACAAACGCTTCAGGGCAACTATCGTTGATCGCCTGAGAAACGCCGAGAAGTTTTGGAAGAACTTCAAAAATACAAGAGATGGTGTCGGAGAGCACCAGCCATACAAACGCTTCTTTGATAGTAATGGCGCATTTCTTTGGGAGAAGTTTGCAAAGTTTTTCCAAGAGAGATACAGAGTAGAGTTTGCGCAACTGGACTTCTCAGCAGAAAAATGGTTCACTCTTCCCAACATTAAGGCGGCTCTACTCGCTGTGGTCACAGCCGGCGATTCCGCCCACATCTCCGCAGAAGGAGAGATGGTCGAGAACGGCTATGCACCTCCTGTCGCCCCATACGCCGACGACAGCGAATACGCAGAATACGAGAGAGCAAAGAAGATTTGGGATCAGAAGCAGGAAGCCCACACTTGGATGACCCAGTATTACAAAAAGTTCCCAAAGGTTGCGAAAGAACTTGACGTAAAGAATACAATTAAAAAGCACGACCGAGTTGACGCTATTATCGACGGGATTCAAAACAGTAGCAAAAGCGCGTTCAAATCATTACCCACAGGTGTGCGTAAACACTTGAATGACGAAGTGTTTATCAAGGCCGCCAAAGCTGCCGTAGTGGGCAAAGAATGGAAGCTTGGAATCAACTTTAGCGAACCAGTAGAACCCGAAGTTCCCGAGAGCAAAGCAGTCGAGAACATTTCTGATCTCGACGATCAGGAGATTTTCAGAGACAAGCAGAGAAGCATCGAGGGCATTGGCGCTCAGGCACGAGTAAGGCTCCGCAGGTTCGGAGACCACGAAATGGCCACCGAATTCGCTGTACCAGAGAGGCGCCTATATGGAACATCAGTGCCGGGCTTTCTTCAAGCAGTCACGAAATGGGCTTGGGGCGAACAAAAAGAAGAATTCGTCGACGCCGACGGTCGCTTGATGCTTCCAGAGATGGAAGATCTCTTCCGCACCGGCGGCTCGTATGAAGATACAAAAGATGGCACAATGCTCAACCACTTCTTCGCGGAAGGCGGAGAAGGGGAGTATTACCCAGACGTCAACGTCGAGGATCACGATCAAGAAGACGTACATCAAGCACTATTAGAAGAATGGAGCGAGAGGATTGAAGACATTGTGGAGAGCCACAATCAAGCGGCGGAATATTCCATCATATACGCAGAGGTCCACGACGGCCTAGAGTTCGGCGGTGGTGCAGAGGAGATTTATGTCTCGGCGACCGCTACCTGCACCTTTATCGTTCCACTCACTGGCGCAACAAACGTTGAAGATGCTGAAGACGGCTGGTATCTCGAATTGAACGGCGATGATACCTCAATGCCGAAGATTCCGAATACACACCGCACCGACTGGCAACAATTAAGCGACTTTCAGGATATTTTGGGTGCACCTTTCGCTGAGTACGAGGAGATGGAATGGGACGTGAGACGCGCTCATGGCAAGTGGTACTTGGCAGTTGTAGTTCATACAGTTTGCAGAGCATTAGATGATTGCACCAACCCTGACGATGTTGCGTACCTCGCAGAATACATCTCAAGAGAATGGGACGAAAATCATTCAGAGATCGAGGAGAGGATCCGCAGGAGTCTTGTCGAAAACGAATACATCACGCCATCACATTACGATAAAAAGGCGGAAGACGAAGAACACAAGAAATGGGCAAAAAGCCTCAAGAATTTCAGATACTATGAGGGTGAGGGAGAAATGAGTTTCTCTCTCCAGAATTATGCGAGAACAAAATCGTATCGTCCGACTAATGCGATGATGAAGATGGCAGATCGATGGCCTGCTCGTCAAAGAACTCCCCAAAGCACTGCCGAGGTAATCGAGGTAGATATTGTAGACGTTCTTGGCGGCCATCTCGCCTCCCAAGGCCTTCGCCGATACGTTGTTCACACCGGCGCTGCAAACCAGTCGCTAATGGTAGAGCTTCATCGACTTGAAGCAGAGGCAAACGCCTATGTTGCTCGACAAATGAACTTTGACTTTGGCGATCCTAAATACGACAAGCCAGCCGACTCGTTTGGTGTTGACTTGGCCAAAAGTGCCATTTTGAGCACTTGGCTCGTTCAGCCAACAGAGCTGACCGATAAACAAGCAACCAATCGGACTCATAATGGAGACCGTTTCCTCGGGTACGGAATGGAAGTTATCATCAAATCCGCCGATACAGAAGAAGAGGTCGAGGGCGCCTTCAAATTTGTTGAGTATCTCGACAAGAACATCGAGAGAATCCATATAGCTTTTGAGACAATTTACCAAGAGGCTCTAGAAGAATACAGAGAGAAAAAGAAGAAGGTAGAGGAAGCCAGAGGATCCCGAGAACGACACGACGGTTATCTCGCCACTATAGCGGGATATATTAGTCGGATGGCCGGTACCCCACCTCGACCAGAGTGGGAGAACGGAGAAGATCCGAGATTTAATTCGAGGCTCGCGACCATGCTTATGTTCTATACTTGGGATCAGGAAGCTTTCGAACATATGAATAAAATCGAGCGAGCAACATGGAACGATATGTTACAAGCCGCCACAGTCGAAGTTCCTTGGCTTTCGCTTCCGGGCGACGACAACAGGGCTCCTACAAACTTTGAGGGCAACGTAAAGAGTGCTTTAATAACTGCGGGTGCTGGCTACATCGCTCGAAATTACCGATGGGAAGGCCCAGCATACGGCCCACACTTTGATAGATGGATCGAGCCGCAAGGAAATCAGCCACAGGAAGATAATATAGGCGTTAACGATCAAGGCCAGACTCCCGTTGAAGCTGCAGCGCAGGCATACAGGAATGCAAATCCAGAAAGTGTCGAGGAACAGATAATGCGAATCGATAGAGCACTTAATGAAAGTGACAATTCTTATGATTTGAGAATTTATAGCGTAAGACTGCTGGTGTCTATTCGGCGAGATCTAGGTGGCGAAATGATGGATATTCAAACAGAGATTCGTGGCATCGAAGGTGTTACTACCGTCCGAACCGTTAGTACAAATAACTCCATCCACCGCCAAGATTCTGCCGAAATAGAAATCAAATTTGAGCTTGTTGGTACAGAAAGTCGAACACGCTATCTACGTAGAGTACTAATTCCTCAAATTATGAAAATAAGGGGCTTAAAGATACTTCAAAGAAAACCAGTATCTAGAATCAAAGAAGAAACAGAGAGAGGCAGTATAACCGAGTTCATGGATCCAAGTGACGTCACTACCTCAATGCCAACTCCCGCAAACTCATTAGAGGACATTTTGTCAGATTGGTCAGAAGGTGGGGTAATGGGGTATGACACAGCAATGGACACACGAGATATGCGATATCATGTTATGCTGGATGTTGACGAGATATGGAAATATTGCGATAAAGTCTATCGCGGCACAAAAAGCGATTTCGATGCCAAATATGAGACATTTATTGCACAAGGGGCCCCGACACCAGTGTTTATAGCATTGGGCCAAAATGGAAGAATAAAGATAACTGGCGGCGAAGAAATAGTCTG